CAACAACAAAGACCTATGACAGGTCAAGTAGGATCATTACTTACTGCACCGATAGAACAGTATCAATCGCCCTTTCAACAACAAGTGATAGATCAAGCGCTAGGCGATATACAAAGACAGGCTGATATAGCGCGTGGTGGCGCGCAGGATAGAGCAATCAGAGCAGGCGCATTTGGTGGTTCACGATCTGCAATACTAGAATCAGAATCACAAAGACCATTTATAGATGCACAGGCAAGAACAGCAGCAAACTTACGACAAGCTGGTTTCGAGCAAGCGCAGAGGGCGGCGGAAAGCGATCTAGCAAGACAACAACAATTGGCTATGTTTGCCCCACAACTTGAACTTAGAGCAAGACAGCAACAAGCTGGTTTGCTTGGTGGTTTACAAGGATCACAACTACAAAACCTTGGTTTGTTAAGTGGTATAGGCGCGCAACAGCAATTGTTACAACAAAGAGGTTTAGATGCCGCGAGAGGTGAATTTGATAGAGCCTTAGCTTATGGTCCACAACAACTTGGTTTACTGCAAGCAGGTATGGGAACACCTTTGACAACTACTACTACAACTGGCAGACGAAGCACAGGTCTTGGCGATATATTAGGCGCAGGTGCGCAGTTGCTTGGTTTGCGTTTTTTAGGCGGATAAATGGCTACAATATTTGATTTCAACACACCTTTTGGAATGGTAAATTCACAACCAAATATAGGTCCTATTACATCTATGACACCACAACCAACAAAAGACAGAACAGGTCTTGCTACTATGCTAATTGCTCTAGGTGGGGCTTTACAAGGTGACAAAGATTTTGTGCAAAAAGCCATACAGCTAAGAGAAATGAAAGAAAGTAAGGAAAAAAAGAACCAACAAGAGCAAGCTGTAAAAAAATATATAGCAGATAATCCAAACTTAGCGCCTGGTATGAAAAGTTTATTAAATGTTATGTCACCAGATCAGGTAATAACTACACTTACAAAAACCTTAGATCCAAAAGACACAAGAACAGCATTTCAAAAAGATATACAATTTTTACAAAGCAAAGGATTCACCTTTGACCAAGCTGCCGATATGTTAGACAAAGGTCCAAATATCAATATAGATACTGGTGAAAGGGTTTTTCAACAAGAAGCCGCTAAATCAGCGTTTAAATTAGTAGAGAAGTCACAAGAAGTTGTAAACAACTTTGCAGACTTAGAACCAAGGCTTGATATTTTGCAAAAGCAATTAGAGGGTACTGATCCTGTACAAACTGGTGTTATTGAAGAAATTAAAATACCTTTTAAAAGAATTGCAGCTGGGTTAAATATTTTGCCACAAGAACAGCTAGATGATCTTACACAACAAGAATTATTTAATAATATTACCAGTTATTTAATACCAAGAATGAGAGTAGCTGGATCAGGTTCAACATCTGATACTGAAATAACTTTATTCAGAGCAGCCGTTCCTAATTTAGGTAATACAGTTGAAGGTAACAAGGTTTTAGTTGGTGGTTTACAATCACTTGCAAAACATAATAAAAAAAGATTATTTGAAATGGAAAAATATTTGAAAGAAAATGGTAATTTGCTGGGTTTTGGTGAATTTGCCGATGAAAAACTAGGACCAGTTTTTAAATCTTACAATTCTGATGAAGATTTTGATAGTAAAGTAAAATCTGGTGAAATTAAACCTGGTGATTTTGTTTTTGATGCTATAAATGGACAATTTAGGGTTATATCAAAAGAAGATGTAAGCGGTATATAGTATGGCAGCACCTAAACCAGTAGATTACGGACAAAAAGCACCCCAAAACATTGGGGCTGGTTTAGCTAGATCATTTGGTCAAGGTTTATTATTTGGTTTTGGTGATGAAGTGGAGGCTTTTGTAAGGTCTTTGCAGAAAGATGTAAATTATGATGATGCTTTACAAGAAGCAAGGTCTGAACTTCAAAGTTTTAGAGAACAAGCACCAGCAGCAGCTTATGGAACAGAATTTATTGGTGCTTTACCAAGCACTTTTTTTACTGGTGGCACAGGACTATTAGGTAGATTAGGTTTACAAGGAACTGGAAAAATTGCGGCTACACAAAGCGCTTTATATGGCGCTGGGACTGGCGAGGACACACAAAGCAGGTTGCAAGGTGCTGCTATTGGTGGCGCGCTCGGTGGTGCGGTTGGTGTGGGCGCTGATAAGTTATTGCCAGCAAAATCAAAAGTAGCTAAAGATTTACAAAAAAAAGGTGTACCACTAACACCTGGTCAAGCATTAAGAGATCAGGGTTCTATTGGATCTACTTTAATAACTGCTTTAGAAGATTTATCAACATCATATCCTGGCGCAGGCGCGCCCATACAAGCAAAAAGATTAGAAGGCTTAGTAGCATTTAACAAAAGATTATTAGAAGAAGCTGTAGAACCTTTAAAAATTAAATTGCCAAAGAACGCATCAGCAAAAGAATCTTATGAGTTTGTAGATGATATTTTAAATAAAAAGTATGAATCAATAATACCAAAATTAAAACTGACAAAAACAGATGATCTTGAAACTAATATTTTAAATGCCTTGGAAAAAAGTATATTTAGTAGTTCTGACCAAAGTAAGGTTTTAAAAATATTAGATAAAACTATATTTGATAATATTGTTGATGGACAACTATCAGGTAAAAACTTGAAAAATGCGCAAACAAATTTAAACAGATTAAGCACAAGATTTTTGCGTCAAGGCGGTTTTGAAGGTGAGATTGGTGTATTTTTAAAACAAACAAAAAATTTATTAGACGATCAAATTAACTTACAAAACCCAAACTCTAAAGAATTGTTTGATGTTAATAAGGTTTATGCTAATTTAATACCAATTAATAAGGCTATGCAATCTGCCATTACACAAGAGGGCGTTTTTACGCCAGCGCAAATTTTAAGAGCATTAAGGCAAACAGATCAAACTAAAATGAAACAAGCGCTTATAAAAGGACAAAAACCATTACAAGAAACTGCTGAAGAAGCTAACAAAATTTTGTTATCACAATTTCCTGATTCTGGTACTGCATCAAGGTTATTAGCACAAGATGTTATTGTAAATCCTCTTAAATTAGGTAAGTTAGCGCCACCAGCTGTCGCATCTGAATTGTTGATGTCACGACCTTTTGGTATGTCACCAGCTACAGGTTTATTAACTAGCGTAAAACCGATAACACTTGGAGCAACACCAACTATTAGCGGTCTTTCTGCGCAACAAATTTTAGAAAACCAAAGACAAGCGAGACAAGAATATTTAAACAGTTTATTAATTAATCAATAGTTACTTCAATACTATACTTGCCTATATCTTCGCCTTCTTGATCCACGCCGTAAACCATTTCTAGTTCTAAGTCTATAAAGTGTTTGGCCTTCATAAGGTCTTTTATTCTATCCTCTTTACCGCCTTTGTTTCTGGTTATGTATTTAAGTGTACTGCCTAAGTTATAACTTAGTTTATTTGCATATATATATTCTATTGGTTGTATGCTATGCTGTTTGTAATGGTCGCCGTCAACTTGGTTGTTGGTTGCCAATCTATCTATTGATTGATCCCAATCATCAATATTATTTTTTTTCATATTTTTTCTCCACTTTAAGTAATATTATGCTATATTAACACTTATATATAAAAAAAGGGAAAATTATGGAAATATTTGAATCTGATGACAAAATTACTTTTGACATTTCCAAGACTATAGACGCAAACGAATTAGCTGAACGCTGGGGCGTAACAAAAAAATCTATAGACAATAGACGACAAAGAGGGCAAGGACCAAACTATTTTAAAATAGGTGGTAAGATAAGATATGATCTCAAAGATGTTGTCAGAATGGAACAAGAATCTTATAGATCCATAAATGGCTCACGCATTACTAAGTCCTAGTGCAGCAAAGATTTGGATGTCCTGTCCAGGGATGCCAAAACTTGCGCAACAAGTAGAATACAAGGTAGGCGTGCCAGCCGCAACGGGTACATTGATACACGAAATGGTAGAAACATTATTAAAAGGGAGATTACAAAATTTGACGCTTGAAGAATACTATCTTGGTAGTACACATCATGTTGAAGATTTTGATATTACAGTAGATCAAGACATGGTTGATTGTGCAAAAGTATATGTAGAATATATTGACAAGCGCATGCACGATCTTGATATAGCCAGACCACTCATTGAAGAAAAAGTAAATATGCCAGAGATACACAATGAGTTATGGGGAACGGCTGACGCTATATTATTAAGTAAAAACCATTTAGAAATAGTTGATTTAAAATCTGGTAAATGGGCTGTAGAGCCTGATAATCCACAGTTACGCATCTATGCTTTAGGTGCATTATCTCGTTATGGTAACGAAGATACACAAGTTCAAATGACCATTGTGCAGCCAAGAGGTTGGCACAAAGACGGACATATCCGATCATACTACATATCAGCCATAAACTTGGTTGAATGGGGCTATGAAACTTTAAAGCCAGCCGCAGAGGCATGTTTTGAAGAAATACCTACATATAATTATAGTGAAGCTGGCTGTCGCTGGTGTAATGCTAAGAGTATATGTAATACTTATAACTCAAAAAAAAGGGAGAATGTAAATGTCTAAAAAAGATAATACACAACAAGATGTGCCAGAAGCACCAAAAAACACAATACAATTTGGGGACGGCCCTGAGTATGTTGTTGATGAAATGCCAAACGAAGCAAAGGTTTTGTTTGCTCGTTGGCAGGAAAAAAAACAAGCGTTAGCTATGGTTGACAATAACAGGGATGATCTAATGATTATTCTTGCACAATATGAAGTGCGAATGAAAACTATATTAGAAGCTGACAAAAAAGAGGAATCAAATGTCATTAGCTAATATAAGAACAAAAGCACAACTAAAACCGCCTATCATTACTTTGTATGGTCCTGGTGGTATTGGTAAAACATCTTTCGGCGCGTCAATGAACAAACCTATCATTGTGCAGACAGAAGATGGTATTGGTAAAATAGAATGTCCTCACTTTCCTGTAGCACAAAGCTATGAAGAGTTTGAAGGCAATCTTAAATCTTTGATAGAAGAGAAAAGCGAATACAAAACTGTCGTTATAGATAGTTTAGATTGGCTTGAAACTTTATTACAAGAGCATGTATGCCAAGAGAATGGTTGGCCAGAGATAAGCAGTCCCGCTTATGGTAAAGGCTACGCTGTTGCTTTGGAAACCTGGAAGGATTACCTCGGTTTAATAAATCAGTTGCGTAAGAAAGGTTTTACGATCTTACAAATAGCGCACAACGAGATACGAAGATATGAAGATCCAAGTAACGAACCGCATGATCGCCACCAAATAAAACTTCACAGAAAAGCAGCTGATCTAGTAATAGAACACAGCGATTGTGTGTTGTTTGCTAATTACAAGATTGGAACTATCCAAGTCAAAGGTAAGGGTGGCAACATGACTACCAAAATGAAACAAGGCGACAGAACAATATTTACTGAAGCTGGTCCTGGTTTTCAAGCAAAGAATAGATTTTCACTTGATCCAGAAATGCCTTTTGAATGGAAAACTATTAGAGAGGCTATGATTAAATGAGATATGCGCCTTTTTACATAAAGTTGCACCAAGCACTAGAACCTAAAGACAACGGGAAATCAGACACTTATAACGAACACGATATAGGTAATGAAGAACAATATGAAGAAGGTCATTGTAAATATTGCGGTGCAGAGAAGGACGATTGTCCTGGATATAAATGTTGGATATAAATAAGGAGAAAAGAAATGGATTTAACTAATTATGATGTTAATACTGAAAGCAGATCAAGTGTTGAGCCTGGCAGACATATTTTAAACTGGGTTGGCGAAGATGAAGATTTGATTGAAGGTAAAAATGGTTGGCGTGGTTGCAAAATGTATTTCGAAGTTGACGGACATGGTATGAAAATAAGTCATACATTTACAGTCGCCCATGATAAACCAGAGGTTGTTGATAGGGGTATTAAATCTTTATTACTACTAGCGCAAGCTATGGGACTTAAAGAGCCACCAAAAGATACATCTGTTGCCTTTATGAACAAAAGCGTTGAAGCTGAAATAGTTAAAGGTGCTGACGGGTATTTAGAAATCAATGATGACTTTGGTAAGACTTGGCAAGCTGTATCAAAAACAAAAGATGATACTGCTGATATACAAGTATCGCCAAGTCAAAAGGATTTAGACGCGGTAGGATCAAGCCCGTCTGATGATGACGACATTCCGTTTTGATAACTTCAAAAGGCCAACGCTGTGTGCTTACTGCAAAGCACCAGCTGGCCCATTTTTATACAAAGACAATGAATATTGGCTTGGAGCGTGCAGTATGGAACATTTAAAAAAAATTGGTAAAGGTGAGAGATTGCCAAACAAAGCACAACTAAATGATTTTGGTATTGAATATGCTATTGCACAAACAAAAGAAACTTATACAAGTTTAACAAAGAGTGAGAAACATAAACCATTACATGAATGGCAAAGAGAAAACAGAAAAAAAGTTTTTACATCTATTGTTAGACATTATTTAAATTGGGCTAACAAACAAGCCCAGTTAGATGACGAGAGAGCCGCGAATGGATCTAACAAAATACTTCAAAAAGAAAGTAATAAGATCGGAA